ACTGAACCTGTTTGTGTTGTTGTACCTGTAACTGCTAAGTTACCTGCTACTGTCAAGTTATTTGCTATTGTAATATCATTAGCTAACTTATCACCTGTAACTTGGTCATTCGCAATATGTACTGTATCAATAGCTCCATCTGCAATCTGAGCTGAATCAATAGCATCATCTGCTATCATAGAGTTTACTATGACATCATTACCTATAACTAAATCAATTGTACCATCACCATCTTCATATGTAGCTGCAATACCTGTTTCAGTATTACTTGAGAACATAGCACCAACAGTATCTTGTACTACTTCAGATAAATCTATGTTTGCTGTTCCATCAAAGCTAACACCATGTATTGTTCTTGCTGTAGCTAGTGCTGTAGCTGTAGCTGATAAAGCAACTGCAATATTAGCAGAGCCATCAAAAGATGTACCACCAATAGTACGAGCTGTTGCTAGTGTTGTTGCTGATGCTACATTATCAGATGTTAAAGCAAGTGTACCTGTAGTAGCAGGTAAAGTTACAGTAACATTTCCAGAATAAGCTGAGTGTGCTGCAGCTTGTAATCTACTATAGTGAGCATTTGAAGACTCACAATAAAAATCTACATAAGATTGTGTACCACCATTTTTAATCTTAATTCCACCTTGCTCAAGAACTATACCATTTGTAGAGCCACCACCGACTCCTACAGATGTAGTAATTTCTAAAGCAGCAGGTAAAGCAAAGTCTAATGTATTATCTGAATCTTCATACGTAACTGATATATTAGATTCTGTATTAGAACTAACCATAGCTCCAACAGTATCACTAATTGTTTCTGCTAGTGTAACACCACCTATAGTAATTGCATCAGCTTCTAGTGTACCATCTATGTCTGCATCACCTGAGATATCAAGTGTAGCTGCATCTAACTCACCACTAATAGTTATGTTTCTACCACCACTAATATCTTTATTAGCATCTGTTATGATAGCTTTACTAGCTATAACAGTACCATTCGTAATACCATCTATAAGGTTAATGTCTGTAGCACTAGCTGTAACACCATCAAGGATGTTTAGTTCTGTTGCAGTTGAAGTAACTCCATCAAGAATATTAAGTTCTGCTGCTGTACTTGTAACTCCATCAAGGATATTAAGTTCTGCTGCAGTTGAAGTAACTGCTGTACCATTAATAGATAGTGCATCTGTTTCAAGTGTACCATCTACATCTACATCACCACTTACATCTAATGAACCTGCATCAAGTTCTCCAGTTAGTGTAATGTTTCTAGCCCCTGTAAAGTCTTTGTTGCTATCTACTACAATAGCCTTAGAAGCTGCAACAGTTCCTGCTGTAACTCCATCAATTGTTTCTAGTTCTGCTTCGTTTATATCTGCTGAACCTATTACAAAGCTAGTACCAGTAATCGCAGTACCTGTAATAGTTGTACCAGTTATAGCTGCTGCACTTGACCCACCAATAATTGCACCATCAACTGTACCACCATTTATATCTGCTGTGTCTGCTACAAGACTATCGATGTTGGCTGTTCCATCGATGTATAAATCTTTCCATTGTTGTGAAGAACTTCCTAAGTCATATGAATCATCATCGTCAGGTATAATGTTTGAGTCTATGTCAGCTCCAAAAACTACATTGTCTGTAGCTGCATCACCCATTGTAATTGTACCACCATTAAAGGTAGTTGTTCCTGTTACTGTTAAGTTACCACCTACAGCTACATTGCCTGTAGTAGTTACTGAGTCTATGTAAGCATCTTTAAATCTTACACCAGTTGTTCCTAAGTCTATGTCACTATCTGTAACAGGTACGATAGCTCCATCTTGTATTCTAATTTGTTCTACTGCTGCTGAAGAAACTTCTACGAAGACTCCCCATCTATTGTTTGAATCGTCTACGACAATCTTGTTTAAAAAGTCTAAGTCACCGATAGTGTGTATGTTTCCACCCTGTCCTGCTGTACCATCGTGTCTGTGTCCTGTAGAACTAGCACTACTTGAACTGTATGCAAATGCATTTACTAATTGATTGTATTCATTATTAAACAATGCAGCAGTAACTGTATCTCCATCTGCAAACGAACTCTGTCGTGTATATGTTTGTGCCATTTATTATCTCCTGCCTGAAGGTATATAGTCTACGTAAAAACCATTTATAGTATATGGTGCTTTTGTATCATCACTTATAATGGTAAAATTATTACTTGTTCCACTCCCTTGTAATGGAATTCTTATTAAAGGGTTATCTCCACCACCAAATACATTTGTATTAAACAATGCATCACCAAACTTTGAAGGAGGATTTATAACTCCTATATCAAATAAGTCTGGGGGTTGAGGTATATCTGTATTTCCGTAATCAAATCTAACTTGTACATCTGGTTCTACAATGCCTTCTGCACTTGCAGATACTCTAACATAATGTAAAGTTTTTAAAGTTCCTAAATCTCCGTAATCATAGTTGGGTGTTTCGTAACGTGCAAGTATGTTTGTTCCATCAAAACTATTTCCTGTATCATGTTTATACACATATCCTTCTGTATCTCCATGATAATATTGTTCTACATTACTGCTATCAAATCCTGAACCAATTGCAGTTACTTCTAAACTTCTTGTTTCAGACCATTGAAACCCATCAGGTCTTAATGTTCCTATTATTCCTTTTTGTTGTGTTTGTTCTAAACTAGAATCAGTATAAAATAATCTATACTGAGACTTTTCACGTAATACTAAACTAGTTATTATAAAGCTATTAATGCTTTCTGTCAAGCCAGTAATAAGAGGTTGTATAGCTTTACTAACTGTACCTAACTCAACGTCACCAATTCTTGCTGTACCGGCTACTGTTCTTAAACCATCAGGTGCTAAAAATATTAAGTCACCACCAATCTCTTGAATACTATATCCACTTAAACAACCTACGTTCTTTGTAACTGGTACAATTGCAATGTTACTTGAATCGTTTATATTTATAAGTTTAAATATACTGTTAGTACAGAATATAAATAACTCATTACGGAAACCTTTGATGCCTTCTATTTGGTCTTCAACGACTATAGAACCTGCACCACTTCCACTAAAGCTTGTAGGGTCTAATAACGAACTATAAAATATTGTACTTAAATTATCTTCAACACCTGCAACAATTAAATGTTTATCGTGTGTTGTAACATATTTAGCATGCTTAGTTCCTGTTACAGTAATTTCTTCTGCAAAGAAAGTTCTACTAGCTAAAGCACCAGTACCTTCCATTCTAAAGATGTAAGGCTTGTTTGCTCCATCTGCAATAATAACTTGACCATAATCAAATGTTGCACCATCAAATAAAGTAAACTGACATTGTCCTTGTCCAGTTCTAGTAAGCGTACTACGTCCTGTAAATGCTGTATGGTCATCTCCGCTTCCTGATACAGAAGCTCTTCCTATGTTTAACCAATTTTGTCCATCATTACTAAAAAAGATTCCAGTACTTGCAGTAACAATTACACCATCAGCATATGGAAACGTGCCTAATATATTAGTTGCACTACCTGTAGGTCTTGTGGCATTAGTCGTACCAAACTTCTGATAACCATTTATACGTCTATATCCACCCTCTGTAGATACTTCAAAGTTTCTTAAATCTTTTGCAACCCCGGGAGTCTTAAGTAAATCTATAACATTAGATGATTTTACTAGTCCTCCGTTGACTGCAACTGTATAAGGTTGTGATGTTGCCATATTTAGAAGTAAAGCCTATCATCCCCAATATATGAAGGAGATGGATTAATTAAATTAGATTTCATATGCCTCATACCTTTTTTATAATCATCCATAGCAAAGGCAGCTTGTTGTGGACTCTCTTTAAATTGCCACACGTAATATCTAGCTCTCGCAGTTATTACATTAGAATACTGATCTGGTAATGCCATTTCATCACTATAAGCTGATAAAGCTGTGGGTGCAGCATATGCATAAAAATGCACATTATAAACTTTGTCAGGTATAGGACTTAATCCAAACTTACGATGGTCTGGACTACGAATAACATATTTAGGTTGTCCATACTGTTGAGTATCTGCATCATCATTATTTTCTGCATCTCTTAAGTATCTAGTCCAATCGTCTAATGTAATAAATTTTAAACCTTGTGAAACGTAAGGAGCTGTTTCTCCGCTTACGTTTATAGTTGTTAAATAGAAATCATCCCAATCAATAGATGAATAGTCGGTAGTAATATTAGAACTACCAGATTTTAACAAGTACCATCTAGTACCTGCTACACTTGGTACAGTTACATTACCATAAAAAGGGTCTGTTCCTCCACTAGCTGCAACTGCAAAGAAAGGAAGTTGTGGTTCTTCATTTGCAATATCATTAATAGATTTATTAATAGAATTTTTAACAAAGTTTTGAATACCTTTCGCACTTGCAAAAGTTGCAGAAGTTAATTCAATCTCGTTAAGTTCTCTAAGAATATCGTTAGTTAGTGTTAGAAATGTTGTTGCCATTATTTTTTACTTTTAGCTTTTTTCTTTGCTGTTTTACTAAGTTCATTTATATGAAATAATCTGACACTTGTTTTAGTGTGAGATTTATTTGTATGTAATTGACCATTAGGCATCTTATGTGTATTGCCTTTAAATTCTTTACCATCTTTGGTATAATGTTTTACACCTTTCATCTTAACAAGGCTTGCCTTTAGGCATACCACCATCTTTGTACATCATACGTGGTTTACCACCACCCATTTTCTTTTGTCTTTTTTTAGGTCTTCCAACTTCAGACCCGTATGTTCCTTTTCCCATTGGCATAATAATTCTCCAGTTAATATATTAGTTAAAAGTGTAAGGGGGAAGCGAACACATGATTCCTTCCCCACTTACGGGGTTGCTTAGTCTATTACATAGAAAGCACCTGCAAGAGCTTCAGGTCTAAGTACTTGCGCACCATAAACGTGAAGACCTCTTACTATATCACCAAATGAATCAGGGTCACGAATGACTTCTGTTGATGTTATAGCTTGGGCAGTTGCTGTAGATGAGATGTGACCTGCCATAACTTTACCAGTAGCGTTAGACGTACTAGCAACATTATTAGACTTGTACATATCAAATCCACGTAATTTACCACTTGATACTAAACCATTTCTCAATGATCCTTGACCTGCATTGAAGTCAACGGATAACATTTTAGAACCAGATTGTGACAACTCTTCGTAGAACGAAGGTGGTGCTAAGAACCATCTTCCTTCTTCAGGGATGTTCTGATCATCTAGTTTTCTGGCTAATCTAGCCATTAGGTCTAAAGCATCTACACCAGTTCCGTCAGAACCTAATAGGTCAACAGAGTTCGTTGCGTGTGCAAGTGTTGCATCAGCAGTAGAACTATCTGAACCGATTAAGTTATCAGGTGATGAAGTAGATATTCCTGCAAACATTTCTGCGATTACACCTTCGTCAAACGCATCTTTTAATGCGTATGCAGCAGATGAACTAGCTACTTCTTTGAAGTTCACGTGAGACATTGAAGTTTCAATATCATCAACGATGAATTTAAAAGCGTTAGCTATATCAACAACTAAAGACAGTTCTTGGTCTGTCAAAGCTGTTTTAGTTACGTTTGCTCCCCTTTCATACTGATAAACAGTAATTTCAGGTTCTTTAATGATTCTTACAGTATCTCCAAAAGCAGATATTTCTCCTGAGTAATCAGTATTAGTGATTGCTTCTGCTACCGAAGCTTTTCTGAAAAAGTTTAAAACCTTTTTAGAATAGACTTCAGGTAAAAAGAAGGAGTTAGTTTGTCCACTTACAGAATTACCAAAGTTACCATTAGTATCAGTCGATTGCTCAAATAGAGCGTCAGATTGATTATATGCCATAATTATTCTCCTTGAATATTATATATTTGGTTATTATCTAATTCTGCCTTCTTCTTGGGCTTTGTCGATTTCTTTTTCAAGTCTATCGTATTCGTCCATTGAGAGGGCAGCAATTTCTTGTTGTGTCCAAATCTTCGGCTGTTTCTCATCTACTGTTGTTGTCTTAGTAGACACCATATCAGCAGCAGAGGTTTGCCTAGATTTATCTCGGTTTGGTTGTACAGGTGTAATTCCATTTTCCAATTTAAATAGATCGATGGCTTTACTTGCTAGAGATGCATTATTAGGATTATTATAAATCCAATCTTTTATCTCATCAGGTTGAGCTTCTGCCCAATCATGAAATTGATCACTATTTCGTAACTCTTCAAAGTCAGGATGTTTAGTCACTAAATCTTTTTCAGCTTCACGTTTAAGTATTTCTGTTTCACGACTTTGCATAAGGTCTAACCTTTCTTGAAGAGCAGCTACTTTACTTTCACCTTGTAGGTGTGCTACAGTTTCTACTACTTCATAAACATCAGGATACTCAGCTTTAAATTGTTCTAGTTCTTCAGCAGACTTAGGAGCAATATACTCCGGTCTATTTGCTACAGCTTCTTGAAGCAATTCTTGTTCTCTGTTTTTAAATTCAGAGAGCCTAGTATCATAATGCTTTTTCAAGTCATCATATCTTTTTTTGTAATCTGGACGTTTGTAAGCTTGATCTTCTGTTTTAGTATCAGCTTCTGCTTCTACTTCTGTTTCTACAGACTCAGCTTGTGGACGTTCAAAAAACAATCCTTCTGCCGTATCTCCATGTTTAGGCATTACATTATCTGTGTGCCATGTTTTTTTCTGGTTATACGGATTGGGAGTTGGTTCTACAGTTTCTTCCTGTATTTGTTCAACTTCTGCCATTTCTTTTCTCCTTAAGGGCTTGTGCTATTTCCAAGGTAGCCTATTCTAAAAACGTCTTTTTTATTAGGGGCTTGTCTTACAAGGTAGCTAAAGGTTATAAA